CAGTCCCGGTGCAATTGATGATCTTGCCGGGGAACGCGCCGCTTCCACAATCCTTCAACCCACCGCCAGTATTTGCAAAGCAAGCCGTATCGTTGATCGTCACCGGCAAAGGAGATACGACCGGGAAACCCTGCGTGGCGCCATTGATGCTAAAAGTCAGTCCTTGCGGCGATGCCCCGCCGAAATTCTGCGTGCTGATTTGCGCCGCCGCGCCGGTCGCAGTTGAGAAGCAAAGCTGGGTGTAGGGGCCGGTGATCGGGGCCGAATTGATGCAAAATCCTGGACCGCCATTGTTCGTCACGCCGAGACTGGTCAATCCGCCGCTCGCCGCACTTCCAGCGTCCTGAATGACGCCGTTCGTCGTCCACATCGCGGCGTGGCCCGGCGTGACGCTGCCGGATTGCTGCACCGATTGCGCGAATGCCGGCACCACAAACAAAAGCAACCCAAGTGCAAGAAGATTCTTCATTATCCTGCCGCCTTCTGAAGTCCGAGCTTGTTCTGCTGCACCATGTCGGCGCTCTGCTGGTATATGCCGCGATTGACGCTCGGATTAGAAAACCGGCGGGCACGCTCCAGGAAGGTTTGGTAATAGTTGAACATGCGCTCGGCATCCGCCGTGCGCGCCGAGGTCTGCGCCGACAAGAGCGCGTACCACGCGGCGAAAAACGGCACCGCGTCGGTCCACAGGTACGGTATCGCCTCGAAATCGCTGTCCGCTGCCAAGGCATTCGGGTAGCAGACGCAATCGCAATTAAGCGTATAGACGGCATCAGGCGGCGGATCGAGATAAAAGCTTCCCGGCGCCAAATTTCCCGTACCGCCCCCAGTGATCTCCCCTCCCCCCGACGAGCCCTGCCCGTATTGCGCCCAGACGGCAGGAGGTCCGTTGACCGGCACCGGGTTGTCCAGGTGATAGAGGTCGAACCACTCCCAGGACCGAGGCGCAATCCACTTCTGGCCGATCCCCACATTATAGGTGATTCGGCGAACGTGAATCACGCCCTGCACGCCGTTGGCAACAGCCGTGTTGATCGCCGAGAAAAAATAGTTCCGCTGCCCAATGACTGTCGGAAGCGTCCCAATCACCCGGATACATTCGGCCTCGCCCGCGAGTTGCCCGCGCGCCGTATTGATCCAGCTCTGGAGATCGGGAATCGCATACAACGCGTTCGGCGCCGCAGGGTTTTGCAGCAGCCTCTGGGTCTGCGTCTCGTAATAAATGAGCGTGACACGCCTCCGACAGAAATCCTGCCGGCGGACTTACACCCGGATCAGGACGGGGTTGGCCGGCGTCGAGCGCTCGGCATCAAGTCGATAGTACGATTCGGACCCGTCCAGGTTCTTGCACACGAACGCCTGCCCGAGCTGGGCATTCTGCTGCATGCCACCGGCCCGGACGTTCGGGTCCGAAATCGTCACCATCTTGGCCGCGAACGACTGTCCCGACAGCGCGCCTTGCGTCCCCACGCTGTAGGTCGAGATCGTCACGTTACGGCGCCGGCTGGATGGTTGCGATGTCGGGCTTGTTGCCCATGACGAAGGCGATCGACGCCACCGTCGAGGGAGCTGCAAGCCCGGTCGCCGGGATCACGACCGGGACCGGAAGCCCTTCGAACAGACCGCCGTCGTAAATGGTGCCGGTCGAGCCGACCGAGACCGACGTGTTGCTGGGCGTCAGCCCGATCTGCGCCGGCCGCGGCAGCCATGCCAGGTTGAGGAACTCCGGGTTGTTCGTGACGGTGCCAGCCGCCGGAACGCCGCCGACCGTGGTGATGTACGATTGGGACGTGCCGTATCCGACCCCCGGACCCGTGACGCTCGCCGCCGTCACGGTCTGCATGACGTTGGCGGTCAAGGACGCGCTCGTGCCGGCGCCTGCGACCGTCAAGGTGATGTTCGCCGGGTTCGCAAGGGGCGCCCCGTTGTTCGTGCAAAGCGCGGCCGTGAGCGAGCCCGAGCCGGTGAGCGTGAACGCGATCGACGCCGCCGTGATGCCGACCGACAGGTTCGGATCAAACGGCGAGGGCACGACCACGACCGGCGGCGCCACCGGGTAGCCGGCGCCGGGATTGGTGAACGTGAAGCCGCTCACCGTGCCGCTGGCGATCACCGCGTAGCCGGTCGCCGGAACACCGCCGACGCCATTCGCATTGTTGGCGGCAGGTGGAGGAGCAGGGATGAACACCAGCGGAGCTACACCGTAGCCGGCACCGTTGGCAACCAAGGTGCCGCCCGAGAGGACATTCTGTCCGCCCACGACCGGCAGCCAGGTCGAACCGCCCGGCGTCGCCGTGATCGTGGTCGAAGCTTGGACATAACCGGACCCGTAGGCGACCACCGACGCGCTGACCGGACACCCGGTCAGATTGGCGAGGCGAACGTTGAAACCGTCGCTCTTGACGTAAATCTGTCCGCGGCCGTATGCGGCCGAGCTTCCAGTCGCCCAGATGCCGGTTACCGGGTCTTGGAACTGGAGCACCAGATAGAAGCCAGGCGAGATGTAGAACGTGCCGGCCGGGATCGTGAGACAATCACCGGGCGCCAAGCAGATTTTATTCGTCGGCGTGTCGAGCGGTGCGTTGTTCAATTCTGACGGGTAGAGGTTCTGAGGAAGGGGAAGCCCTACGCCAGGACCGGAGAGGGGAGTCGGCATCGTGATTCCTCTTTCTCAACTTTCTCTAATCAAATCAAGGACTTAGGGGCCTAAAATTGATTCCCTTTCAATCCGTAGCCCCAGAACCCCGACGAAGATTTGGCGGTGAGCAAGTCGTAGCCGACGACCACGACGCCCTGCTGACCGATCTGGCCGAGCGGCACCAGCGAGTAGAACCCGCTGAAATCGAACGCCGCATCCTCGGACAGATACATCGCGGTGTATTTGACGTTGACACCGAACACGCTGCCTTGCGGCACGAAATGGTCGGCGAAGATCGGGATACCCGAGACGTTCACGTTCGGGAACGACGACCGGACGGCGGTGTCCATGTTGTACGAGCCGCCCGGATTGACGAACTGCGTCTCGTTCGCAATAAAGTTGGCGTTCAGCGTCGCGTGGTCGCCGGGATTCATGACGACGAAAGTCGGAGCCTCACCGCCCGCCGTATCGGTCACGTAGGCAAGCAGGCTCGCCATGCTGGCGCGGGTAAAGCCGACCGTGCCCTGCGAGAAGGTCCCGGACCCGAGATTGATGTACTGCCCCTGATAGGCCGCATTGCCGGCCGCGTTCCTGTTGATGCCGCCATAAGTCGGGAAATTCGTCCCGTTGTCGAAGGCGTTCTGGAACGAGTCGGGAAACTGCAGATTGGCCGAATTGTTGGTGAACTGCAGCCGCGCCATATTCTGGCGCGTGACCGCGTACACGTCGTTCATGCGCGCCTTGAGAAGGCTGATCTCACGGTCGGTGGCCTGCAGCACCGTCTCGCCGAACGGCAGCGGAACAGGCACCACCCAATAGGCGAGGTTGAACTGCGCGTTCTGAATCCCGGGCGTGATGACGGGCGAATTGAAGCCGCCGCCGTAGCCGGTAAATTGACCCTGCACCATGGACTGTCCCTGAAGGGGGATGGTCACCTGGTTCAAGCCACCGGCCGCGCGCTGCGCGTTGCCGGTCATGTAGAACAGCGTGGGGCTTCCGAAGTAAATTTGTACAAAAAGACGAGGGACGAAAGCCCTGCGTGTGACTGCTGATAGTTCAGTATAAAGTGAACCAGCAGCAGGGGCAACGCCAATACCGGGAAGGGGCAAACTATCCTCCTATCAACGCCGCGACGGCGTGCTGCCGCGAACTTCGGCCAGCGCCTCGCGAGTCATCTTTTCGAGCAGCGGCGCGTTCTCGCCCTTGGTCTCGATCAGCTTCTTGATGTCGACCTGATCGTCAGCCGGCGTCTCCAGGAAATTCCACGCGCCGGTCCCGCCCGGCATTGCGGGCGGCGGGGGCGGATTGTCGCGCAGGAAGATCACGGCGGCATCCTCGGGATCGAGGATGCCCTTCTGGTTCATGATCTCCTGAACCTTCTCCAAGCCGGCCGGTGTCCAGGTCCGATCTTGCCGCAAGCGCGCCCAGCCATCATCCTGCCGGGCCTTGAGCGCGTTCAAATCGCGCTCGGCCTTGGCCGCCGCTTTCTCCTCATCGCGCTCCTTGCGCAACTCGGCGATCGTCTTGTTGACCTCGGTCAACGCGGCTTCAAGCGGCGCTTCAGCTTCGATGGTCGGAGTCGGAGCGTTCGGGTCGATCAACTTATGCGCCTGCTCGACCAGCTTCTTGGCTTTCGGGTTCTTGGCGATCAGGCCGAGCGTCGCCATCGTGCGCTGCTGCGCATTCCAAGTCTCTTCGTCGATCTCAATTTTCGGCATTTACTTGGTCCCGATACTGGTGCCGGCATTCGGGATATGCGACACGCCGAGCTTGCCTTCGGTGTGCTGCGCCGGCAGGTGGCTTTTGCGTCCGGCAATGTCGATCTGCTCCATGTCGACGCGCACGATCTGCTCGTCACTGGTCGGGATCGACTTGGCGGGATTCTTGAAAATGTCCATAGCGAAACCTCAGTAATCGTGCCCGCGACGGGGGCGGATGACGTTCTCGACGCCGCGGAACGGGACCTTCTGCAGTCCAGGCGGGGCCGCAAGCTTGTGAGTGTCGGTCATGTCCTGCGACGTGCGCGCCGAGCGCTCCTCATAGGAGGGCATGTCCGTGGTAGTCTGGTCCTCGAAAATATTGTGCTTGGTCATGCGGCCATACCGGGCGGCGCGGCGGCGGGCTTGGGCGGCTGGCCCTGGGCGCCCTGCTGCGCGCGAAGCTGACTCTGCATCTGGGAATTCTGCATGTTCTGCCGCTGCGCGGCTTCCAGCGTGTTCTTCTCGGCGGCCGGCGTGACCGCCCCTTCGGGCACATGCTTGGAAAGCTTGGTGAGACAACCCATCACGTCCTTGCCGATCTCGGATGCAGCGCCGACGAGCGGAAGCAGCTGTTCGAGCTGCTTGAGAACAACCCCCAGCCGCTGCAAGCCTTGCGCCTCGAAGCCCTTGTTGGGTGTCGCCCCGACTGCCGGGGATTGACCCATCGGGGCCTGTGGAGCTTGACCTGGAGAACCAGCGGCTTGGGGGGAAGCTTCAAGCATCGGTTGGGCTTACTTGCGGCCCTTCCGGCGGTGACCACGCTTTGCGCGTTCGATCATGGCGGCTCTCCTGCTAGAGGAAGTTTCAGTGCCTTGCAGGATTCGCCCAGATGTCGGGATGCGGCCAGTGCCGCACTTTCAACTTGCGCCCCTTGCTTTCACTCGCTTTATTGGGTAAACAATCTTTCCATGGCGGAAAGTCCAGAATTCCTCACGGTCAAGGAAGCTGCGCACAAGCTGCGCGTCCACATCAACCACTTCTATATTTGCCTGAAAGACGGCCGCGGGCCGCCGCACATCAACTCGCTCGGCGTCATCCGCATCCCGGCCGACGAGTTTCAAAAGTGGGTCAAGAAAGGCGGGACGAAGACCGCCATCAAACGCGGGCGCAACCGTCAACAACGCAAAGGAATCGAGAAATGCACTGCCTGACCATCTGCTTCGGCCCTGCCGCCACGATCTGGACTTTTCTTTTCCAAACGGAAGCCAAAGCGCGCGACGCTCACACGCTAATCATCGACCATCCTACGGCGGCCTTTCACGGAATCATTGACGACTTCGGGCAGATCGGCACGATTTCAGGAGCAAGCATTTGCGGTATCATGCTCGAAGACCTCGACCGATCAAAGCTCGCGCACGTCGAGAAGGGACTGCACAACGCGCGCACGCAGGCGGATTACAGCAAGCGCGTCATGGCCGATCCGTCCGCGCGTCCTCCCGGAGTGCAAGGCCCCGGCATCCTGCAGCCGATGGGCAACGGGGGATTTCGTCAGTGACTTTTTGACTTCCCCTTGCCGGCAAACATCTTCTCCAGCAGCTCAGGATGCTGCTGGAGCAATTCGGCCTGCTTCTTCTCCTTCTCGCGCAGCGCGATGATCGCTGACTCCCGGTTCGGGATCGGCAAGTTGTTCAGCATATACTCGCCGTCCACATCGCCTTCCTTGCGCAGGGCGAACAGCAGTTGCGCGTGCTCGTCGGCGAACACCGGGCTGGTGCTATGGCTATCGACCGCCACGCGCCAGTCCTCGGGCAGATCGGACAGCAGGAAGCTCGACTTCTCCATGTCCTCCACAGTGTCGGATTTCGTCCAGTAACGCTGGGCGTCCTTCGCCTCCATCAGCCCCAGCGTGAGATCGCCGGCCGATGCGCAATTGCGCTCGACGATCAGCGACCGGTCCTTGAGCTGCGGCGACGCCATTTTCTGCAACAGCTCGGCGTGGCCGCCCGCGCGCACGCCCTGCTCACCCTTGCCCTGCATGATCTCCGGGAAGCCGCCCAGCATGTTGATCACATCCATCAGCATCTTGAGCATCGGCATCGCTTCGGGCGGGAATTTGGGCGTCAAGTCCTTGACATCAGCGCCCTGGCCCAGGTTAGTGTAGCCGGCCATCCGGAACTGGCTGTAAAGCTCGTCCGTGATGGTGTTCTCGCCGACGAACGCCAAAATCTTGTCGATCTGCAACCCGAACAGCCGCTTGATGTCGTCGCACGTCTGCGACAACAGTGCCTGCGGCTCGATCAAGTCGACCAGCTCACTACGCCCCCAGAACCAGTTGGTCACGATGTTGGGCTGGATGAGCCGATACGGCTGCAGCTTGCTGCCGCTCGCCAGCAAATTCGACTTCTTGAACAGCGGCGCGATCAGGATGTCGGGCTCTACCATCTGGATCGTGGTATAATCCGACGTGTCGTCCTTGACCCAAAGCTCGCGCATCTGGACCACGGGCGCGGCGATCACCGGGCTCATGATCGGGTAATTCGGATCATTGCCCAGCGACACAATACCACCCGGCACCGGACTGGTGCTGCCCGACAGCCCCGTGTTCAATTGCGATGTGGACAGCACCTGATGGAAGAAACTGGTCGGCTCGCTCGCCGCCATGCCCGTCATGGCGTGCGCCTTGATACG